GAAGACTTCACCGAAATGGGTATGTTTGCCGGACTCGACAGAGCCACGGGTAAACAGATTCTGTATTGTGCTTGGAAAGATTCCGAACACCTTCCAGAAGTACGGGCCGAGTGCGTCCCAGAGATGGGAAACAAGGCACGTATAATAACAGTCGCGCCATACTGGCTCGGCGTTATTCAAGCTCCATTGGGCCACTTACTAGTGGAAGCAATGAAGTTTCATCCATCCGTTTTCTCAAGCTTCGTCCGACAGGACCAAGCTTGGGCAGCGGTAGGACAGATGACTCGAAAGGGCTATCGCCTTGACAAGAGTCATTGGGTGCTTAGTAGCGACCTGAAGGACGCCACGAACGCACAACAACATGAGCTTACTAAAAGTATGCTCATGGGGTTTATGTACGGTTTCGGTCTTATTAAAGATCAAGACACATACGTTAAACTAGCCATCGACACGATAGGGCCGAGACTAGTCACAAGCAGAGGGGATGAACTATCGTTTATCTCATCTACTGGCATAATGATGGGTGAGCCTTTGGCTAAACCATCATTAACGTTACTCAATCTAGCGATTGAGGAATTAGCATACTTACAATCTATCGATCGTGAGGATTTGCTATTTACAAATGAACCCAGTCCCTATCGGGAATGGAGATTCATTCATATTGGAGGGGACGACCACCTAGCGGTGGGACCACTCCAATATTTAGAACTCATCACTCAGAACCATCTGAATGCGGGTTCTCACATAGATCCGGGAAAACACGGTTATTCTCAGATCTGTGTTAAGTACTGTGAGCGCTTGATAAACATATCAAACCTCCTAAAGTACCATATCCGACTCGGCGAAGGGACCACTAGTAAGTGGATCTTCTTCGAAGATTATAATCACTCGATTATAATCGACGGGGTCAAGATACGACTTCTTGAACGTGGTCAATCGACTATGCTCAAGAAGGACAACAAGAATGTTGCGATTGGAAAATCTCAACAACTTGGAAAGACCTTGAGGTGGTTATCAGTAGATAAACGCTTCTGGCCTACTGGAAAGAAAGAATCCATCAGGAATCTTTTTGTCCATCGCATGGGACCGTTATTACCTAGTAAGGCAATACATCCCCGTGCGTACAACCATATGCTTTTACCAACTACCGTTGGGGGCTATGGTTTAGGGCTCCCGGAAGAATACAAAAATGCAGTCTTCCAGTCGCCTGAACCCACGCAGTGGCTTTTCAAAAAGATACTGCTAGGGTTAGATGTTACTGAGGAGATACGTCTTTTTAGACGTCTCAACACTAACACAGCTGCTCGAGGTATCGAGAAACTCGATGCCAAGAAGGAGCTAATACTGAACGAAGTGCATTCGCAAGGAGTTCAGTATATCACCTGGGAGGATCTACGCAGTAGATTTCCTGGTGAAACAGCGAAGAACTCTTTAGCAAAAGCTGAATTGGAGGGGATACTTCCTCTCGAAGTCTTCGCAGATAGGGCTGTAAGAGGTAACCTCTTCCAGGACCTTATAATGGGTAGAGAAATTAAAGAATTTAATACTCGGCCCTTCATTTCGACATATCAAAAGATATGGGGAGAAATGGAAGACATGCAACAACAGTACGAACTGTTGCCACATGACCTTGATGGTGTTGACGTTGACCGATTGATCGGCCATTGCGCACCATACCTCTACATAGATATTAATCAAGAGATCGAAATCGAAGAGAGGATAGTTAAGAAACGCCGAGACGGTAGTCCCTATGTTTCTGTAACTCTAAATGAACGCACCCTAATGGATGCATTCACTTATAACCTTCCCACACTACAGTGTGGAAAGAGGTTCATTGGTATAAGAAGGTAAGATATACGTAGTATATCTCCTGTCGTATCCCGAAGGTAACAACAGTTCCCTTCAACCAACGATGTCCATGCATTGGTG